CGGGGAAATATGTTTTACCAGCAAAGCGTATTTCTCTGCGTACGATATGTTCTTGTTTGATGTTAAAGCCAGGTTTCATAATTGTGTCAACCTCTTGTTGTATAGTGAAGCCCCCTTTCAGGGGCTTATTTATTAGTTAGTAATACTATTCCAGAAAAAGCCTAAATCACCGGCTACGAGTTTTTGGTCAAAGGCCATATTGATTTCGATACGGTCAGACTCAAGACTCTCCATGCGGAACCGTTTGATACGACTGCCCATAGCGCCTGCGCCTAAATAACCATTCCAGCTGAAGGTATATCCGGCTGAAGGGGTCATGATACCAGGTGTAGGGGCTGCGTAGGTTAATAATGCATTGTTACCACTAATAAACCCATGCACTGCTGCTGCACCTTCGTTGGCTGTATTCGAAATCGCATCAGAAACAACGATGTTGGGAATCTTAAAAAGCGAAGAAAGCGCTGAAGTATCCACGATCGCAGGGCCGCCCATAGTCTGGCCATATTTAATACGATCAACAATATCAGGGTGATCTTCTAGCGCGTCCAGCACCGCACGACCTAATACCAAAGTATTGGGCATCATGCCTGTATCCGCAAGGATGGCGCTTTTAGCTGCACGGATGTTCTCAATCGGCGTACTTGAATCGAGGTTCCAAAACACTGCATTGGTTGCGTCATTAAGTGTCAGATGACCTGCACGTTCTTGCCCCCAAATGCCTGTACCGAAATATTTACCCATCCAGTTGGTCTCACGCTTGATCAACGCTTTTTGCGTTACCAGAGCAGTGGCTTCACGGTCGGGTGCAAGCACACTGTCTGCCGCTGCGCGTCGCTGATCAGGGATATCATGGTGGAAACCATATACCCTGGCAAAATACGGATCATCCGCAGACAACCGGTATGAACCACCAGCTGACTCAGTACCAGGTGCCCGCTCACGCATTTCATCGCGATTAAAATACCCACGGTCATACATGTAATAAAGATCAGATTGCTTTGTGACAGGGATGTTTGGGAACACTCTGTCTGCGATAAAGGCGGTTGCCTCCTGCATATACGCAATCGATATATTGGTTAAAGGCGCGTTTACATGAACGTCGCCATTGGTTGGTTGTGCCATTTTAAACTACTCCTTGTTTATAGTTCGTTAACGCCAGATGGGATAAATTCAATAACATCCCCACTTACGCCAGCTTGTAATGCGATACCAATTACGTCATCGCCCGCCGCTGCGGTAAGCAATGCGACGCCTGCGGCCCCTGGGGTTAGATGCGCCCCTTGTGTGACGACACCACCCAGTCTGACTTTCAATATAGAGGAGGAAAAAAGTCCTACCCGCGCGATATGATCCAAACTGGTTGTGTCGTTCTGCCCAGGTCTGTCAAGTAAAATGCCAATAGCCTTTTCACCTGCGCCGCCTAGCGCGATACGTCCGTCTGTGTCAAGTTGCACCACACTGTACTGGGTGTTTTGCAGCCCTGCCACCGCAGGCAGACTTATTGATCGGATTCCTTCTTCGATAGCCATGATTCCTATTCCTTATGAATTAACTGTTGCGTTGTAAAGTTCGACACCTTCAGCGGTTTCAACAACTTCTGAGAATGCCTTAGCGAAAGTTACATTATTCTTTTCGGCGTATGTTTTAGCCAGAGCATCAAGTTTTTCAGTGGCGTTAAGCGCCTCACCTTCAGACGTGCCTACCGTTTGAAATGCCTTCGCGAGAGATGCATTCGCTGCGAGTAATGCCGCATGCGCATTTTTCTTAATCTCTACGTCACTGATTGACTCAACTGCTTTCAACAAAGCAACTTGAGTTTCGAGTTCACCGGGTAGGTTTCCAAGAGTTTCTTTAGCCTGCTTTTCCAACTCTTGCATTTCACCTTTTTCGATCTGCGCGTCCAAACGACTTTCCAACGCATCTGCGCGTTTAATTGCACTAACCATTTGGCTATCATCGGATTTCTTGAATTCAGTGCCATCCGTAGCAGTATACACAACCGGATCAGCCGCTTTCAACATGTCAATTTCGGCATCCTTTGCAGTGGAAGATTTATCCATAAACACACTTTGTAGTGCTTCATCCAGAGTTGATACGTGTGCTTTTTGGGCATCAGTTAGACTCGCTAAAACTTTTGTCTTTGCAAGCTCCATTGTTAAATCCTCAATTTTCTTCTCGAAATCCGAGGTGCTACTCTTTGTATCCATTTGTGTTGCTCCTTTCGCAGTGCTAGAGTGCCCTGGATCCCCAGGGTTGATGTCGGGTAGTTCCGTGCCGTAAACTTTTTCCATTACCTCATCCATAGTCGCATCGATCTCGTGCGTGTGTCCATACGCCGCGCCTACAGATATTGTCCCGTCGTCGTTTGTGACGTAAACATGTGTGTGTTCATGTGTATAAGTAAGCGTTCCCGCTTTATCTTCATAAGTCTCTAGTTCCCCCGACATAGGGTCTTCAAACTCATGTAGGAACAAACCGTGCTGGTGACCTTCCACCTCAGTAGACAACACCCCTTTCTGGTGCTTTTCGATATCAGACTCATCCATTTTAAAAAGTGTGACTTCCGCGCCTTCATGCGCCGGTTTAGTCACGCCGGACAGTTCTTTGACTATCATGCGTTTTGCTTTCTGTTTGTTCTTCTTACCATCATTCCGTGCCATGTTCTAACCCTCCATATTTTCGAATTCGGCAGACCCGCCTATGGAAAAACCTGTATATTCACCACTGGTGAACTTAGCAAGCACCTTTTCGTCGTTCACATATACCCCTGTGATGATACCTGTTTGGTGGTTTTTTTCGAAGCCTAGTGACTCCATGATATCGCCAAATGCAGGAAAAGCGAATACAACAGAGCCGACTTGATCGCCTTTGTGCATAGCTTTATGTGTGCGAGCGTTGAGCATGAAGCCCACCCAGCCATCGGTTTCATCGCCTAGTGTGACTTCTTCACTGAAATGCTGATTGTCGAGGTCGTAATAGTCTTCGCCACCCTTCGTACAGACTTGCGCCCATCCGAATACGAGTTTTTTCTCGGTATCCACTTTACATATTTTTGACTGATTCTTAAATTTCATTCGAAAAATCCTTTTTTCAATGATTTATAATAACATAACTAAGCCACAAATGTTGTTACTACCCTGCACCTGCATTGCGCGGTCTCCGATAAGGGCGCGCTACGGTCTCCTGGGTACATTAATGTGTTTCCTGCATCGGATATAAAAGGGTCGTTATACCCTCGTCTTTGGTCATGCATACCATCATGGGACTCTCGCACCCTGCTTCTAGCGGTCAGCCAGTCTCTATTTAACTCATCAGGGTCAAGTGTGCCTGATTCGATAGCCTGGTTATAGGCTAATCGTGAGCCTTCATGCGCTGCCCTGAGTGCTTCGGTACGTGCGATTACTTCAGAGCGGTACTTTACATACCTTGTCCTATACCGGTCAACCATGCGGTTGATCTGTTTCTGTGTTAGTGGTTCACCTTCTATAGCTCTGAGTACAACCCCATCTGATCTCTTATCCCGTAACCGCCTGGTTAATGCTGCGGAATCCCCATTCTCCAATAACCTTCTGTAATTCGCCACTGCTTGGTTCTGCTTCCGTGTTAGACCTAAATTCTCAGTCATATCACGCGCGATATCACGAGGGTTAGAGCCTACCCTGACCCCCTCGACCAATACATCTTGCAACACTTCCCGTGTGGTATTGTTGATCTGTGTCACCATAGCCAGTCGATCAGCTTGGAGGGACAAAACCGCTCGCATGTTCACTCGGTCGAAGCCAATCTCTAGCGTTTTTGCATTGCCAATAGCTCCTGTTATTGCCTGTGCAGATGTAATTGTACCTTCAACAATGTCATCAACTAAAGGATTGATTGTGTTTTCAAGCAATTGGAATGCTTCTTGGTTACGGCCTACTTCGAGAAGTGCTGTAACGGAATCAACAACATTTTGTGTATTTGCTTGAGAGACGAGGGTTAAAAAGCGTGCCTGTAATGACTTATCCAATGTAGTTATAAGTTTTTCAAGCACGCTTTTGTCTGTAAAATCTGAGACCTTTAAAAAATCTGGCATACGTATAACGCTCCCGCTGGGTCTCGTTCAACACCGTTTTCAGCTATCTTACCTGGCTCCCCTTCTATCTCGACCCTATCACCAGGGGCGGGGATAATATGCCCAGGTAGGCTCGCACCCAATATTGACACCATCCTCACAGTACCTTCGACTAGGTTGTTGTTCCGGTTATACACTTTTTTAGTCTCAGTGAACCCACGACCGTTATGCACGACCGTAGTGGTCAACACTCTGGTTGAGTCAAGCGGGTCGGGGGCAATAGTGACTTTAGTTAATGTGACAGGCAAAAGCAGTGGCCCCAATGCGTTGTTGATCTGCTGTGCGAGTTTAACCCCAAAAATGTCAGGTAGATGTGCCATTATCGAAATATCTCATTCGGGTTTGTATCTAAAAAGGTGCTCTCTGTGCCGGTGCCTGATGTAAATGGCCCAAAAACACCCAATGCCGCTGATGATA